GCCGCAATGTCAGCAGCGGCAACCGGAAGCGCACAAGTGGGCGTTGTACGTGTGCCTTGTTCACTACCTAACGCTACCCAGATAGCCGCACTCACTATCTTAAGCAAAGTCACTATCCTTTATGCCACAAGCTCTTCCAGTGACTCAGTAGTGTTTCTGTTAAACGGTTACGTCGACCAACTGTAAGGAATAAGTCGTGCCATATTACGTTCCTGAGCTCATCACTGGCGCTTTTAATACCGCAGGTATTGTGGCGAGGGAATTTGAAACGGTAACGGCCCAACAAGGTCAGGATGGATTTAATCTACTAAATGAAATCCTGACCGATAAGACGGTTGAAGAAGACATGATACCGTATTATCTCAAATACACTTTTAATGCGGTTCAGGGACAGGAGACGTACTTCATCCCTAACCTCATTAATTTAGACACGCTCACCTTCTTTATACAGAGCGTGCGCTATCAGATGACCCCGTTGCCTCGGCGTGAGTATTTCGGTACGCCACGGGCAAATAACGTGCAGTCGCTGCCCTATAACTGGCATTTAGAGCGTCAGTTTGGTGGAGCTAATCTGTATCTGTATTTTCTGCCCGATACCAATTTTCCCATGGAAGCCTGGGGACAGTTCAGATTACAAAGCGTTACCATTAACCAAGATTTATCTTTAACACTCGATCCTTTCTATATTAATTACTTGAAGTACGCTTTAGCGGATAGGATTTGTGCTTACTATAACTACAGCGTACCGCCTGGCGTCACACAGCTCATGAATAAATATGAAGGCATGATAAGCAAGCAATCCGCTCAGCTAGACATGCGCTGCGCTAAAGTATCGACATTGGGACATCATCAGAACTTTTCATTTGCCCAGGTAAATATTGGGAAAGGTTGGTCACCTAGCTAACTTAATTTATAAGACAGAGTAACTCATGTATAATGGTTTAGCAAGATCTAGGGTCGCTCCCGAATCGCCAGCATCTCACTGGCCTGATTTTGCATTATGTATGAATGAGACTAATGCTAGAGAGGTATTTATGAGTGAAGCGGTAAATGAAGTAGTTAAAGTTTGTAAAGTGCATGGCGATCTAACTAGAGAGCAGGTATATAAAGCAAATAGCAAGAAAGCTAAGAAAGGATTTTGGTATACGTGTAAATCTTGTGTAATTACAGGGATGTGGAATAGAGATTGTCACAAGCATGGGAAATTAGAAGATAAAGATCGAACAAAAGATGGAAGATGTAAGCTATGTCACTGCGCTTGGGGGAAAAATAAAAGAGTGGCGGATCCTGATTATTTTCAAAAAAGAATTGAGGAAAGTAGAAGAAATAATCCTGAAAAATGGACGAAAATGTATAAAAAAAACTATGCCAGAGAAGCAGCTAAATTGGATGCAAAAGGGCTAGAGGAAAGAGCTACAGTAAATCTGCTTAATAAATTCAAGTTAACTAAAAAAGAATATGAAAACAAGTTCATTGAACAAAATAATAGATGCAAGATATGTGGAAATGAAGAAAAGGCATTGACTAAAGGAGGTATAGTTAGGCGCCTTTCGATTGATCACGATCATGTCACGGGTGAAATAAGAGGCTTACTTTGTCACAAATGTAATGTACTTCTAGGAAATGCCTCCGATTCTATTGAGATTTTAGTATTGGCAGCAAGTTATTTATCAGAGTATGGAAAGGAATTTCCAGAATGGGCATAAAGACTTCTGCTGGACAAGAGGTGCCCGTCCTAGCGGCGGGCACGAGTTCATTCGGGAGATATCAAAAGATATCAGCCGAGAAGACGTACAACATGTTCCTTAGTGATTCCTGGCTTGTAAATTACCCCGGCTATCAAGTCGTCGCCAAACTACTCCCTTCAGGTGAAGGTCGCGGTATCTTTCGCAGTATTCGGGGCAATTTCATGCTCGCTGTGGTCAATAGCCAGGTCTATCAGCTTAATTCCGCTCTTGGTGCCATATTAATAGGCAATCTTTCGTCAAATACAGGCGAAGTCTTCATGGATGAGAACCTCAATAGCCAGATTTGCATCGTCGATGGCGTGAATGCTTATATCTACAACTATACGCTGCCCCCCAACATCACTATCCAGAGCGTGGGCGGCGGTCTTATTCCTAAATACGTCACCTATCACAACACATATTTTCTTTTTGGCAATGGTAACACCACTTCAAATGGAGCCGCTTGGTATGCCTATGGTTTTAGCACGCCCACAACCATCGTCCAGATTAGCCAGTTGGCCCTTCAAACTAAGCCTGACTATGCCATTGCCGTCATCCGTATACCAGCCCAGTCGGCCAACGTCTTGGTGTTTGGCACCTCAGTTTGTGAGGTTCACACACAGATTGGCGGCCTTCAGAACTACCGTCGCGTAAATTCTATCTCTGTCGATTATGGCTGCATCTCTGTGTCTACCATCGCGGCATCTGATAATTTCATTATGTGGCTGGCTGTTAATGCCGAGAATGCCCCCGTTATCATGGTCTACGCGGGCCAAGGAGCCACCCCTGTATCAACGGACGGTATCGACTATGTCATGGGCACCTTAAAGCGGCCTGATAAGTCTACGGCGTTATTCTCTCGGGTTGACGGGCATTTGTTTTATCAGATTACCTTTTTCGATCCACAGGATAACCTGACCTTAGCTTTCGACTTTGAGAGCAAGAAATTCTTTCACTTATCCGACCAGTATTTAAACTATCACCCTGCCAGGCAGTACGCCTATTTTAATCAGCAAACGTATTTCGCCTCTATTAACAATGCCTCTATCTATTCAATTGACACGGATATCACCGTTATTAATGAGAATACTCCTGGACAGACCGATCCATTACTCGTCTTCGACATGCAGCGTATCCGCATTACGGATAACATGATTCAGCCCAACAGTGATCGTTTTGTGGTTAATCGCCTGACGCTGACGATAGAACAGGGACAAGACCCCAACGCATTGCCTCCTGGAAACATAACTTATGTCATCACAGAGCAGGGTGACCTGGTGTTATCCGAATGGGGCGTACCGATTGTTACAGAAGATTCCTGGGGCGGTGGCTCGTCCTATACAATGCCTTATCAGCCACGCGTCGATTTATCTATTTCAAAAGACTCTGGCGTTACGTGGAGCAATACCGTAGGGCGTGATTTAAATCCCATTGGATATAGGCAGAATATCCTGCATTGGGATTCTTTGGGTGCCTGCAATACGATTACCTTCAAGTTTAGATTTTGGAGCACAGCACGCGTCGTTGTAGGCCCTTGTAGCATGGAGATACGCGAATGAATGTACCCAGCTACATTACCAACCCACAGAATCCCTCCTCAGGCGATGAGAACTATAATGCAGAATTGAATCAGAACTTGCAGGACAGTTTATCGGATAATGGATGGACAGTGCCTCAGCTCACCAATGCGCAGCTCACGGTTGATATTGTGACGCTTCAGGATGGAAGCACAGGTACGCTTGCAAATTTGATGTCAGATGGCACTCTTTGGTTTTTGGTTGATGCCTCTCCACCGTGCTATGTTGGTAAAATAAGCGGCTCTCTCGTAAAGTTTACGACGACTTCATATCCGTAAAAGGAATTACAATGGGATTATTTAAATCATTATTCGGTTCAGGGCAAAACCCTGCTGACGCTGCGATGCCTTATCTTAATCAGGCCAGGCAAATTGGCGAGCAGAACGTATCGCCCTATATGCAACAAGGGCTAGACGCACAACAAGGATTATCGTCTGTCTATAACCAGCAGGCTAAAGACCCGAGCGCCTTCTTGAATCAGGTTATGAGCAATTATAATCCCTCTGAGGGCTATAAGTACAAGCAGCAAGAAATGCTTAAGGGTGCTCGTAATTCAGCGGCCCATGGGGGGTTCTCCGGCACAGACTTTGACCAACAAGGTCAGGCTGACATGATTCGGGGGTTGCTGGGCGGGGACATGCAGCAATTCATTCAGAATGCTTTGCAGTCACAGCAACAGGGCATGTATGGGGCTGAGGCTCAGTCCAACAGAGGAATGCAAGCGGCAGATTGGATGGGCAATCTATTGGGCAATCAAGGGCAGCTAGCCTATCAAGGACAGGCTCAAAAGAATCAACTCCGAAGTGACAGGCGAAATGCGCTCATGAATATGATTGGCACGCTGGGCGGCGCTTATATGGGGCGCAGGCCGCAGCAACCTCAACAACAGCCTGTGCAGCAACCTATGGATGGAAGCATGAATGGCTTTGGTGGCGGGAATCCTTATCAAGGCGCTGGGCAAGGAATGTCTAGCGTATGGCAAAGATTAGGTCAGGGAGAATTCTGATATGCCCTTAAATCTGCCTAACTGGATGCAGGCACCTATGCAGAAAGATGCCTATAAGGGCATCGGTGACTTCGCTCAGAATGCGATTGGCGCTTATCAAGGCGTACAGAATCATCAGAAAGAGCAGGAGAAGGCTGCCCAAGAAATGATGCTTGGTAAGCAAAAGCTGGATGCGGGTGAGATTACCAACAAGTATTTAGAACAAATGCAAAAGGCCAAGATTGCCTATCTTGAAAAAGCCGGAAGTAAAAGTGCTGGCAGCGGAGGAATATGGAGAAATTTACCTATAGACACGCGCTCAGACATACTTGCTCAAGTAAACGGGTTTGGAGGCGATCCGGCTGAAGCGGCGGCCTTTATCAATAACAACGGAACCTTTGAGCAATATAAGGATATGAAAAGGAAGGAAGGTTATGATGTTGATACGGCAGAAAAATTATATCCCGCCACAGGCAGAAATAGAAGCGACATTAATTCAACTAAAGGTTATGTAGCAGAACTAGATGTCCTTGAAAACCTCATGGAAGAAGGTCTTGAGGATTATAATGATTATTTCTTGGGGTACTCTCCTAGCCAAGTAGCCGATCAAATTAAGGGGCTGAATCCCGACAAGCAAGCTAGATTCTTAGCAAGGCGCGCCATGCAGTCAGAAATTGCAGGCACTCGCACTCGAATTCTTGGAGGCAGCAATGCTCAGGAAGCCTTAAAGGATATGCAAGAAAAATCTTTGGGTAATGTTAATGTATTTAGAACGGCTGTCAATAAAGACGTGTATGCTAAAACTCAGAAATATTTAAATGAATGGATTAAGGAAGGCGCAAAGGCGCGTACTGACGTAATGAGTGGCAAAGGATATAAGGTAAAGAAAAAAGATGCCGATGCAGAAATGAAAGCAAACGCAATCAGATATGAGCAAGAAAAAAGAAGGAATGAAGAAACCGCGGGCATAAATGATTTGTCTCCGGATGAACTAGATAGGCTTATTGAGGAAGCTGGCTAATGCAATATACAAAAGAAGAATTATTGCGAGAAAGAGAGCGTAGACAGTTCGTTAATGCCGCTAAACAGCGCTTCACACCAGAAGCTTTAAACCAGGAAAAGGAAAGAAGAAGGCAGCAAGACCTGGGCGCATCTGGAATATGGAATGACATTAAATCAGGTGCAAGCGCAGTTCCAGGCGCTCTGTGGAACATGGCTAAAGGGTTACCCAATGAGGTAATGGGTGCTGGTGAACAGATATTTAACGATCCAGGGAGGGTCGGGAAAAATGCCCTGAGAGGCCTGTATGGCTTGGGTCAAGGCGTGTTAAATACACCAGCAAACATTGGTGACTATCTGGCCAGAAAAGAAGTTATTTCCCCAGAATATGAAGGCAGGATTCCGCGACAAAACCATCCAGAAAGCTTTAACCAGATACTCGATAATCTATCTGGCATAACGGCCCCCGAACAAAGGCATGATCTCGGTTCTCGTCATGGGGATGAATTAATAAAAGGCGTTACTGAATTTCTTCCCTATATGTTTGGAGGGGAGTTGGGGCAAGTGGGAAACCTGGCCAGGGCCGGGCTAAGAACGGGTATGGCCGGAGCTCATGCTGTCGGGCAGAACGAGAACCCTATTACCGCGATGGGTGCGTTTGCACCTATCGAAGGGGCTATGCAGGGATTAAATAAGGCTCGTCCTTCTACTGCTTTATCTAAGTTTGGGGAGCGCGCTTCTCCTGAAATGCTAGAAAGAGCACGCGTAGCTGAGGGTACTAAGACGCCTTTAGGGGACGTGATCAAATCTCCTTCCTTAAAAAAATATTTTGAAAATGAGTTGTCAGGAACCGAACCTATTTTAACTGAGCTCGGGGAACATCTTACAAAGAAAGGAGAAGGATTGTTTCAGGGAGCCCATACAGGAGACGCTAATCAATTGGTAGAGTCCCTAATGCAGAAAGGATATAAAAAAGAAGGGTTGGCTAAGAACGCGCTGTATGAGGATGTAACTAAGCAAGCAAATAAAGAAGGTCTTCTTTTAGAGCTTCCTAACTTCTCAAGATTCGCCAGACAAAATAAAGAGGCTATCGCCGAAAGTCCTATGCTAAAGAATGACGCCAAGTTTAGAAAAATGGTAAATCAATTATCTCGACTTGAATCAGTGACAACTGAGAGTCCCGGTAAAACAACCTACCCTTCTCTTAAGACAGCTAAAATGACGGCCAGTCAACTTTATAATGAGGGGGAAAGAATGCTCAAATCCCCCGCAGCTAATGACCGGGCTCTGGGGGGCCTGTATAAAAAGTTGGGAGCTAAATTAAAAGAAGATATCAAAACTAATCTTAAAGAAAAGGCATCGCCAGAGCTTCAGGTCATGGCCAGTGAAGCTGACAAGGTTTATCAAAATAGTTTTGCCAAATTTTTAGACAAAGAACTCTATCCTTATAGCTCTGGCTCAAAAGACGCTCAATCTATCATTCATGACATTGTTAAGCCAGGAAAAGCCAAAGACAAATACCAATTGATTGAAAAAGCAAAGCAGGCATTGCCAAAAGATCAGCAAGGTGCGCTGGGAATGGCCTATCTTCAGCAAGCCTTTGATAAACAAGGTGCCTTCAGTCCAGGCAAGCTTAATCAATTACTAGATGGCTTGGGCAAAAGGCAGTTCAAAGCTTTATTTGATAAGCCGATGCAAAGACAATTATTAGATTATCAAAGATTAACGAAAATGAACGGGGAAGCGCTCAATAGAATGGCTAATCCAAAAACAGGTGCCAGAACCAATGAAAAGCTCAATAAAATAATGACCGGACTTCAGGGTGTGGGTGGATTAGCGGCGGGACTGCATGCTGGCGGTACATTGGGTGGAATACTGGGAGGTGTCGGGCTTCCACTTCTATCCTTTATTAAAGATAAGGCTTTAAAGAAATGGCTGACAGACCAAGTAATGCGAGAAAGCGTTGTAAATCAAAAGTTCGGACACAGGCCTAAAACGCCTTTTGGATCGTCATTATCGAATATCGCGCCAAAAGAGGATTAACCATTAACTGGGAATAAAATCTATGCAAATAAAGCAAAGACCCCAAAGAATCATCCAATACACAATACGCTCCTTAATTTAGTCAAGTTTCTACCTATTGCTATACTAAACCAATTGCGCTAACATAGCAATAGCCTACTGCATAAGGGAATATACACAATGGCATTGGACGCAAAGTACGTTGTATCAATCGATTTAGAAGAGTATCTGGTCGATAATGCCACAAGTGCACCTCTTTCCTATGGAAGCATAGAATTCTGGAAAGATGACAACAGAACCAGCCCCAAGCTTGTCTATGAACTGAGTGGCGCTCCCCCCAATTATACTTACACGGCTTTACCCAATCCCATCAACTTAAGTGTTGCGGGTACGGTTACAGACAGCGTCGGGAATAATGTCGCCATCTACTACTATCCCTACGATGCCAATGGAGACATTGAGCTCTATTACATTGTGGTCAAGAACTCATTTGGTGTGGTTCAGTTCACACGTGAAGCATGGCCAAACATTGTTTCATCTAATAGCCCAGGTTCCGAGAACAGCAACATCAGCAATGAATTAAGTAATCCACAGTTTGTTGATATTAATTTCTCGCAAAATAATCCTTTAACCATTCCCTTCACTGGCTCGGCGACAATGACGGTTGCCATAGCGCCTAAGTGGGACTTAATTATCTCTCACATAGGCAGCGGTAGCGTGGTTGTTTCGCGCAATGCAATTTCAGGAAGCTCAGCTTATCCGGGTAACCCCCCTTATACGTTGACGGTAACCGCAGGAGCCAATGTAAGCAGCCTGTATTTGCGTCAACGATTACTTAATAATCCAGACATCTTTAGTCCGGCTGTCGGGGGAAATAACGGTTACATAGCAGCCAGTGTGCTTTTAGCGCCATCTAGTAACCTCAGCATTCAATATCAACCTAACGGCCTATCAGCCCAAACGATATTAGCCGCCAATAACATCTCAGGCAGCTATGCGGAATCGATGGCCACCATCCAATTATCTGGCGCTTCTAATCCCAGCACAGGAGATACGGGCTATGTTGATATTTTGGTTATATTACCTATTGTCGGATCGACGACTTTAAGCAACCTGCAAATTGTCGGATTGGATACCAGCATCACTACCGTGGGTTATGAGCAGAACACGGTAAATCGCCAGCGCGATCAATTGTTTAACTATTACAGTCCCTTACTGCAAGCCAAGCCCATTCCTTCCTATTTAGTAGGCTGGGACTTCCCTTTGAATCCCACGCAAGCACTAGGCCCTACTATCAGCGCCAGTAGCGCAGGGGCTAATACCTCGGCCCAGATTTGGGATCAAACTATACTATTTCAGAGCGTGAACTCAGGCGCAGCTGTGAGTCGCTCAGCCTCTGGTAATGGTGCCCTAACTATCACGGCCACGAACGCCACAAAGTTTGCCTTGATTCAGTATCTACCCCAAAACACGGCGCGAGAAATTCTGAACACCAGTTTATCAGCCAATATAGCGGCCATTACAGCTTCAGCGGGCGGTCTAGTGGGCACAATATCGCTTTGGTATACGACCGGTAGTCTCCCCAATACGGGGTCAAATAATTCTCTTGTAGCCACCCTTGATGCAAATGGTTATCCAGCAACCTTTAATGGGACATGGGTCGAGGTGACACGGAATGGATTGGGAAATGCATCGTTTAACGTTGGCTCTTCTAGTACTACTAATTTTAATGACTATGGCTTTTCTGGCTGGAACCTAAATGGTGCAGCAGGAGCCGATACGGCTACCTTCTTCGCGATTGTGGTAGGGTTTGCGTCGCTGCCTACTGGACACACCATCGATATTGGTTCTATCTCTTTGGTGCCCGGCGGTATCCCTACGCGTCCTGCGCCTCAGTCACCTGATGAGGTCTTAAGGCAATGCCAGCGCTATTACAGCTCCTCTTTTAATGCGGGCGTAGTTCCAGCGACAGCAGCGGGATATCTTGGCACAGTGGAAATGTGGACGACAGGCACTATCTACGCCGGTGGATTCTTTTCCTTTCCTGTTTCCATGTATGCGGTACCAACGATTACCTTTTATAATCCCGTTAACAATAATGCTCAGTTTTATGTTGTCACTGCTTCCACAGATTGCAACAGCACGGCCACTACCGTTATCGGTGAAAATGGTTTTGGCATGACGGCAGTGTCTGCCAATACAGGGCAGAATCGAAATACAGGTGCATGGAGCGCCGATTGTAGGCTCGGACTTTGATGATTTAGTCTATAATTTTACGTACGAATGAGGACAGGGAGTCCGAACATGACGACAATCTATAACATTGATAAAAACATATCGGGTGTAAACGGATATGGGCTGCCCTTCTGTAATGCGGTATTCACTGCCACGATTGCGGCCACCACGGACACCACTTTAGCGGTTCCACTAACGAACGCCATTGGGCTGGCAAACGCCACGAACGCCACGAAGTTTATTGCGCAATTCTCCTATCAAGCCAGCAAGGATGTTTTTGTAGCCAACAATGCTACAGCCGCGATTCCAGCCGGTTCCACTTTTGCGGCCTCTACCTCTGAATTAAATCCAAGCGCCAAGTATTGTAAAGCCGGTGACGTGCTGCACTTCTATTGCGCCAGCACTGCCGATATTTCCGTTGCATTCTACGTCATACAGAGCAGCTAATATGCCATTCTCCATTTCGCCGGGCGTTAAGTTCAGTCAGTTCCTAAATGGGTTGAATCCTCAGTTAGGTGACCAGTTTGTTGGGTTACGTTCAGGCACTAACTACCGCTTTGACGGCTCACCTACCGGAACAACCGGCCAGCTTAGCCGAGAAATTAGCCAGACGGCCCATGGTTTTACGGTGCAGCAAATTGTGAGATTTAACGGCACACTTTATGTGTTGGCGCAAGGAGACAGCGCAGCAGATGCTGACGTCTTAGGGATGGTCTCTGCTGTTGATGACGTAAACGACTTTGAGCTGACGCTTTACGGATATGTCCCGGGCTTAAGCGGACTGACGCCAGGAGCTGATTATTTTTTAGATCCAACTGTGGCGGGTGGAATGACACTCACAGCCCCCTCAACACCAGGGCAGGTCAGGAAAGCATTATTTACCGCTGATTCAGCAACGTCAGGCTATTTCTACAACAACGGTGGCCAACAACTTTAGGGATTGAAGATGTCTTATACCGCTATTTCACCCGTCAATACGGTCACGGGAACATCTAATGAAATTGTCATTGGCGGCACATCCGTTAATCCTACCTTCGCTATCGCCAACAATCCGATACTACCCGGCACAGGCTCCGTACAGCTTCCAGAGGGCAATACGGCGGCCAGGGCCGGGGCCGCCGGCTCAATCCGTTTCAATACGCAGCTTACCGTATTTGAGGCCACGCCAGACGGAGCGACATGGTATCCCTTTTCCACCAGTTCAGGGACGGTTAACAGCGTCACAGGCACGACCAATGAGATAACCGCCTCCCCTACGACAGGCGCAGTCATATTAACCATTCCCAGCACCTTTATCGCGCCCGGCACATTGGCGGCGGTAACCAGCATATCTGCCCCCGAGTACTTAGTCACCGGTTCTGGTAGCGGCGTAATCTCCATACTGCCCCAGGCAGCGGCGGGTACATATAATCTAAACCTTCCCATTACGGCTGGAACGAGCGGCTACCTTCTTACTAGTGCGGGTGGAGGGTCAAGTCCGATGACTTGGAGCAACATAGCTACTATCGCTGTAAGCTCCATTTCAGGCACCGCCAACGAGATAACGGCATCGGCTAGCACGGGTGCGGTCACCCTCAGCGTTCCTTCCACTTTTATAGCACCTGGCACGATTGCTGCCACAACATCCATATCGGCTCCGATCTACCTAGTGACAGGTTCTGGCAGTGGGACGATATCGATTTTACCTCAGGCCGCAGCTGGCACGTACAACCTGAATTTACCTATCACCGCAGGTACATCGGGATATTTCCTGACGAGTGCCGGGGGTGCAGGCAGTCCGATGACCTGGACAAATCCGTCTAGCATTATCACGCCCGCTGCTCTGACAAAAACAGATGATACTAACGTCACCTTAACCCTTGGCGGAAGTCCAACAACGGCATTATTACAAGCAACGAGTTTAACGCTTGGCTGGACAGGTCAGCTTGGCTTAACGCGCGGTGGTACAGCGGCTTCATTGACGGCTGATTTTGGCGGTATCGTATACAGTACGGCTTCCGCGCTTGCCATTCTTGCGTCCACCTCTACCGCCAGACAAATCCTTATGTCGGGCGCAAGCACAGCACCTGCTTGGTCGACCGCGACCTATCCCGCCACGACCACAGTAAGCCAATTACTTTACTCTTCATCCGCCAATGTGATTGCAGGTCTCGCTACGGCTAACAGCGCGGCACTGGTCACCACTGTCGGCGGTGTTCCCATCTTCTCCTCATCGCTTTCAGATGGCCAAGTTATTATTGGCGTTTCGGGTGGAACGCCTGTTGCTGCCTCCCTAAGCGCAGGTTCTGGGGTAACGATTACGCCGGGAGCTGGAACAATCAGTATTGCTGCGACTGGTTCAGGCGGTACAGTAACCAGCGTGTCAGGAACCGCCAACCAAATTGACTCCACGGGTGGAAATACACCTGTTCTCTCCCTTTCCAGCACAACCATATTTCCTGGAACGGTTACCTTACATGCCGATCCGGTTAGTGCTCTGCAAGCCGTCACTAAGCAATACGCGGATGCAATTGCGGCGGGTTTAGAATTTAAAAATGCTTGCGTGTGTGCGAGTACAGTGGCTTTAACGGTTACCTATAACAACAATGCCAGCGGCATAGGCGCAACCTTAACTAATGCCACGACGCAGGCGGCCTTTAGTGTAGATGGACAATCTCCAACACTGGGGCAAAGGGTGTTGATTAAAAACCAAGCGTCTACGTTTCAGAATGGGATTTACACCGTTACGGTGGTCGGTACTGGCGCTACTAATTGGGTACTCACCCGTTCCCTCGATTTCGATCAGCCTTCAGAAATCGCACCTGGGGATTTAGTGCCGGTAATCGCAGGCACGGTAAATGCAGATACCTTGTGGTTACAGACGCAGACAGTGGCTACGATTGGCACCGATGCTATTGTCTTTAGTCAATTTTCTTCGGCACCCCTCACGTTGCCCGTATCGATGGCTAATGGTGGAACAAATGCTAGCCTCACAGCAAATAATGGCGGCATTTTTTACTCAACTGCTTCCGCTGGCGCAATCCTGTCTGGCACCGCTACAGCCCGTCAAATGTTGCAGTCCGGCGCAAGCACAACACCTGCCTGGTCAACCACAACATGGCCTGCTACGACGACGGCAAATCGAATACTGTACAGCTCATCAACGAGCGTCATAGGGGAAATAACGAGCGCAAACAGTGCGACATTGGTAACCAATTCTAGT